TCAAGTTTCGATCCAGCGAGGTAAACTGAGCCATCTTTTGTTTGCTCAAAGTAACATCATAGGAACCAAGCATTATCTTCAAATTTTCTACTTTAAAAATAGAGTTGAATGTCTTAGTCGTTTTACAACATCGTAGCAGAATGTGTTTGTTGTTTTATTTTTGCTATTAACAGCCTTTATCGAAATAGTTTCACCATCACCTACTATGGCAATTTCTGGTAACTGAAGTACGTTAGCTGCTTGCATGACACCCTTTATCACTTTGTCTGTCACACTGAAGCTAACATATTCGTCAGGTAATTTAAATGCTTCAAGAGAAGGAACAATTCTAAACGTGTTCTTATCTGCATAGAAATATTCACTCTTTGCTCCATTCTGCCCACTAATGGTGCAGTTAGTTGTATCGAAGTCGATATCAGGTTCTTCAAGCAATGAAACGATTCCAAGAAACTGATTGAGATCATATATCCCAAATTCTCTTGGAAACATTTCTTGCACTTCAGCTTCTGCAATTGCAGTCTTTGTTTCTGATACGGTCTTTATTCTGTTACCAGGGAAAACATATAGAGACTGGTTTATCGACGAAAAGTTTTTCATTATAGAAAAGGTCTTTGACGTTAATTTCATAATATAATTCTCAATTATTTCTTACTTTCAGCCTTGAAATCATTACCTACTGTTGCACTAGCACCAACTTGAGCTAGATCTACAAGACTACCACCAAACATATATGAACCCATGTGTACTAACTTCATCCATGGACACATCCATACTTTCACTCCAGCTTTACGAGCCCACTGACAGAACATATAGTCTTCGGACAGATATCTCTTTGTTTCTGGGTCTATAATACAATCAAAGTATGCCATGATTTCACGCGAGCCATCAAACGCTTTTGTTCTTACGTGATCTGGCTTGTATGAAAACTCAGGATAAGCTTCCTTGTATTTTTCAAAAGCACGACGCTGGATCATCATAAAACCAGTACCACCTTCCAATACTTCTGCTGGCTGATCTAACCTTATTTCATTACCTCCATCAGCAGGATTGAAAACATAATCTCCAACGTACTTCTCAAGTACTTCAGGATTTTCATCAGCAAAACCTTTGTCAACAGCACGCTTTACTTTTTCCCACGAAATAGCTTTCTTTGGATATGGTCCGCATACAATATCTTTATCCGTATCTGGATCTGCAATTGCAGCAAGAGCTAATACATCTGTTGCATCAAATCCAATGTCACTGTCAATAAACATAAGGTGTGTGCAATCGGATCTCATAAACTCATCAGCAAGATAGTTTCTTGCTCTGGTTATAAGGGATTCGTTAAACAGGTAATAGAACTTACATTCAACACCATACTTGAGGGTTAGCTGGGCTAGGTCTGTACTAGACTTTGTGTATATACCTGCACACTGGCCACCATACATAGGTGTAGCTACCATAATCTTTCTTTTCTTTAGCTCTTCAGCATCGATCTGAACTTGTACACCGGACATTATTTACTCCCATACTTTTTATCGTGATCTTTACCAATACCATAGTCACCGTCATACGAATGTAATGACTCAGCTTCAAAACTCAAGTATTGACCTATTCTTGTTCCTTTCTTAATTCTAGCTGCTCCGACACCAACATGAAGTACACCTGCCATAACACCGTTATATCCAGAATCATACAAACCAGATGTGAGAAATAATCCATTACGATTTAATGTCGAACGTGTTATAACCCAACCTGCTTCATCTGCTCCTACATCAATAACGTTTTCCATTATCACTTCATAATCTCCAGGTTCCAAATTGAAGTATCCCTCACTATCTAAAGGTACTTCTCCATTTGATCCTCTGTGCTTTTTATGTTCGTCAGATATTTCAAACATATCGGGCTTTATGTAGAACATCTTGTCTACTCTTAAATCAACAGCGTTAGGCTGTATGTCACCCTCTTGTACGTTTGTCAATGTAGACCTAGAACTTGAACCCATTATATGTTTCATTTAGATTCTTCCTGTGTTGCGTACCACAACAACATGATATAATGTATTGCTTTCAATAAATCCTTCTTATTGAAACCCTCTTTTCGACCATACCTCATCAGGTACTTAATAGCAGTATCACGTGATGTAGTGTCAAGTGTACCAAGTGTTTGCCATATGTCAATGGTCTGAATCTCTTCTTTCTTTTCACCTGCCTGAACACCAACATAATGACCGCTGTATGTTGACTCAATGTAGTTCAACACCTCATTCAGTATCTTATCTTCATTAAATCTATATTTACTCATTATCGTTTCCACACAATGTATCAATGTACTTAATGTTTTTCTTTGCCTTCTCAAGCAATGAAGTGTCTTTAGTAGTGAAGTTGAAATCTACTTCTTTTTCAAACTTACCATCTATCAGACCTGTTGGTGAGCCATCGAACTCAATATCGTTCAATCCACACCATACAGCAGCAGAACTATCCCATGTATCTATGTGCTTGGACAACAATCCAAGATTATCAATCTCGTTAGGTCCATCAACCATGCCAAGAAAGTGTATTTTCTTTCTGTTGGCGCTACACAGAGCAAGGATACCACGTCTTTTAAGCTCTCTCATCATCCTTGTTCTGCTAACATATCTCTGCAGTTTGTTTCCCGATTCCACACCATAAGCATTTGGAACACCGAGAATTGAAACACCAATGTAGTCAACCAAAGGACTTGATACCGCCCAAGCAAACGTTGATATATAATCTTCTATATCTCCAATCTCTGATTGAGGTACAAAAAATGTTTTGAAACCCTTGTCCTTAAATTTTGAAGCTTGTTCTATGGCTGCTGTTATAGTTTTGAGACCACATTCGCCAGGATAATCAGACATTACAATATAGTTTGCATTTATTTTCTGACCCATAGCAATAAGTTTGTCTGGATTGTACATTGGCTTACCCTGCTTGTACATCTCAAAAGCAGAGTTATCAAGAATAACGTTACTACCGGAAACAGCTTTATAGAACGATGCGTATTCGTCATCAGCTTCAACAAGGTGTGCTAAAGCAAGATGAGCTTTTCTTGGACCTACGAGCTCGTGCAAATGAGCTGTAGGAGCTATATGACAAAAATCTATACTCATTGATTGTACCTACAAGTTGCTCCGTTTTCATTATCTTCGCTTACTGTTATAATCAATTCACGTTCTGGATACGAGTCTAGAATATAATTAGCAAGCTCATCTGCTATCATTTCACATGACTTATAGTTAAGTTCGAGAGTCTGATCGTCATAAAGATTCTCAAGCTCTCGCTTAAACAAAATGAACTCAATGTCTCTGTCGTCATGAAATACTTCAATCTCCACACGGAAATGAAAGATGTGACGATGAGGATGCTTGAGGAACTCAACTCCAGGCGGAGCATCTGGATAGCAATGGATACCTTCTTTCTGAAATGTTACCCATACACTTTTATTCATGATAAGGATCCTTGATTATCAAACTTAGAGGTTACCGCAATAGCATTCCACGGATGAAGAGATTCTTCATGTGAGACAGCAATCGAAAAGTCAAATATACGCTTATCGTCATACCACCCGTCAAGAGCTTCATACATGAGTCTACAAACGTCTTCAGAGAAGAGAAGATTAGAACCATTCAATTCTGCAAAGGCTTGCTCATCTCTACGCTTGACTACAATCTGAACTTCTGTGGGAATATTTTCACGACACATTTCAACAAGATCTTCAATCCATACAACGTTACTTGGATCAAATTGAACCTTTACTGTCATTATTGATCTCTGTGAATGAGCATTGGCAGCTGCGTCTCGTTTGGTACGAGCATCGTGAGCCAATTCAAAAGAGCAAGGGCATGTAGAGGAGTAGACGTAATCTACAGTAAGATAAAACTTATAGTTACCGTCCCTATACTGACCTTCTATTTCAGTCTTATAGGCTATGTGTCCTCTAAGTTTTTCGGAAGTATCTGAATTCTTGGATCTCAGAGCATCCTGATGCCAAGGATATTTGAAACGCAACTTACAATACGCATCTCTAGATCCTTGGCGCTCAGCCAACTCTTTTAACGACTCCTTGATGCCTTCCATAGTAAGACGGTCTTTGATCTTTTCGTGCATCAAGAGATAAAGACGTGAAAGGTTCAAACCTTTTGCGTTCTCATCATCCAACGAACAATACAAAGATGCCTCGGACTGCAGTACTTGAGTACCACCGTCTCGCCTCATTACCTTAATAGGTAAATCAACTGGAGCAATACCAACTTTTCTTAATGGTACTCGTGCTCCCACAAGCACAGGATCTACTTGTGGGTCTGGCAAATCATCGGTATAAAAATCTTCATCATATTCAAATACCAAGTCAGGCATCTTAGATGAGTAATCATTATAACCAACAGTTTTTCCTTTCCTTCTCATATTCACCTCGTACATTACAAATCATTAAGCATTATTATATAAGATTATATCGATATAGTCAACCTCGACTCAACGACATAAATCGGTTCTGATCTTACAGCAATTGCTCTAGGTACAGAAGAACCGTCAACAAACAAATGTATACAGAACATTACATAGAATGTAAAAAGAGTTTTCATCAGATAGTATATCCTGCTGATAACAGGATTATTAATGCAGGTAACAAAACAACAGCACCAGTAGTAGCAATTGTCTGGACAATTGCAGATATCATAGCACACCGTGCCTCACGATCAGACATTTTTTTTCTCCTTATGGGATAAATTATTAAAAGTGCTGAGGGGGATCTCCCATCAGACACAGGTATATATAAAAAACTATATTTTGATTAAATGTACTTGTTGAACACTTCTTTAGGTTTCACAAAGTTCCACGTTGGTTGTTCTATTAAATAGCTTTCGGCCTTCATTGCTTGTCTACGGGCTATTTTTTCTTCAATAGTAATGAACGCAGAGTTCTTCTCATGCTCTCTACTTTCTACTCTTGAGACAAATACACGACCGTCAGTTAGATTGTATATAAAAGGGTTGACCTGTTCCCAAACAAAGATAGCACTCATCTCCATCGAAACACCATAAGGTAATACTCTTAGATCCACAAGACCTTCCTCGTTAGCTCGTAGTGCTTTAGTAAGACGAGGATCATCACCACCGATCAAAGCTGTGTGATCAAAATAATATTCTAAGAATTGTTTGATCGGTCTTAGATCTCCAAATCCTACAACCCAACCATGATCATCTGGATAACCGGAAAATTCAAAATGCACTGATCGATCATAACCATGCCATTTTGAACAGGGCCCAGTACAAGGATCACCCGTCTCGTCTGTATCAAACCATTGCATATGTGCAACAGGTAAGTTATAGTAGGATTTTGTAGCTTTCAATAACATTTTATACTCCGATTAAATTTCCCCAAAGATACGTGTGTACCCTAGCTGATACACAGTATCCCCTAGCTTGTGCCATATTGGCAACATCTCCGTCACACATTTTTTGACCTTCGACCGTTGCACCAACAGGCATAATCCATACTGGCCAATCAACACCTGCTTGCCTAAATTGATGAACCACCTCATCAAGCTCATCCCATTGTTCTGGCTTAGGACCTAAAACAAACTTTAACTGTCCAACAGGAGCTGTTGATGTCGTTGACCTTTCGCGCACTGTCTTACCAAGATCATTGTATTGGGAAACAACATCTGGGCATATAGCCTTCTTAGGCTTTTCTCCCGATACAGTAAATAACTTAGGACTACAAGAAAAAAACAGCTCGCCACTATACAGACCTCTATTACCAAATGTCCTGGTGAACTGATCAGTCAATGGTTGTGTACCATTTGTTTCCCAAGTTGTATTCCATGGC